GTTCCCATAAATGAAACCGGCATAGTCTCCCAAGTAAAGTTCTTATCTGTCCTCGTTGCTGCGCTCTGTTAGATACAGATTTCATTAACGATTTAACAAATGGAACTCTGCTATGATAAATATTAAATAGTTCTTCAGCTTTATCTTTACTAACACCTAACTCTGCTTGTAGTTTTGCTTTACCCATACCATAAAATAATCCAAGATTAATTGTTTTTGCAGCGCTTCTTGGTATGTCTGCCATCTTTGAAACGATAGTATGAAAATCTGCGTCTCCGTCATCGTATGCTTCTTTAACACCAAACACACTTGTGTCTTGATCTAGGGATGCATAATGAACTACAAGTCTTGGTTCTTGTTGACTGTAATCAAAGCATCCCCACTCGCAACCTGACTCTGGTATAAAAAGGGATCGAATCAGTGGACCGAGGTCTTTATTACGAGCAGGAATCTGTTGTAAATTAGGATTAGAATATGAAAATCTACCAGTGACTGTGCCACCTTGATCAGATCTTATCTGGTTAATATCCGCATGTATTCTACCTTTATGTTCATATCTTATTATAGTGTCTATAAATGTTGTATGTGCCTTGTTTATTTCTCTGGCTTTTGCTATCTTCTTAACTAAAGGATGTTCATGATTAGACAGAAAGTTTTTAGTAAATGATGGTGCCTGTGTTTTCTCAGTTCTTTCATAAGGTAATTTTAACTTGTCAAAAACTTTGGCAATCGATCTTGCTGCCCATATTTGACATTCTACTCCTGTCTCTTTGGTTACTTCTGATAGTAATAATTTTTCTTCTGTACTTAACTGTTGTTTCAATTTATGAGCGGATTCGGTATCGACACGAACCCCTTTAAATCTCATATCAACTAAACACGGAAACAAATCTGTCTCTAAATTAAAAATAGATCCTAGATCCTGGTCGCTTAATTCTTTTTGCATGACTCTCCACAAAGAATAGGTAAGCTCTGCATCCCTTTCTGCGTAATTACCTACGTATAATGCGGGTAATTTCCACATATCTGCTTTAGGATCTACACCCCATTCTTGTGCTGCATTGTTTAATTCTGTTTCATTTTTACCTTGGCCAACGTAATCCCAACCTAAACTATTTAAATCATATCTATATCTATTTTCATTTACTAATGATGCTGCAATCATTGTGTCGTAAATTCTACCGTTTATTTTAAAACCCATAGATCTAATCCAACAAACATCGTACATTGCATTATGAAATATTTTATCTGATGTTGATTCACAAATATCTTTAAACCATTTCATAACTAAATCTTTATCAAGATTACCACCACCCTCATGATCAAAAGGAAAATACCCTGAATAGCCATCTGTGGCTACAGCTATGCCTACAACTTTACCTCTACCAATAACTGAACCTGTTCCTAATTTTTTTAAATCAGGATCATAAGTTTCTAAATCAATTGCTATTTCTTCTGCATGACGTAAATCAGGAAATTCTGTAGGTTTAACCCATTCTGTTTGTGCTTTAAATATCATTTTGTGATTCCTGTTGTTGTTGACGTTTCCATTCTTTATAACCTTCAGCCCAAGATTTTTCTTTTTTTGTATCTGAATAATCTCTCTCTTTAATCATTTCTAAATAATGTATGGCCTTGTCGATATCTTGTTCTTTTCCTTTCGCTGCATGTCTGCATATATATTTTATAGCCGATCCTTCTGCAAAAGGCAACTTGTTCTTGTTTATAAACTCACTGGGCTGCATGACCATGTCTCGATAGTGGCTCCCGCCAATTTGTTTTTTGTACGCACTCATATTATGAACTCCTTTTGTTTGTGATTACATTTTATTAAATATAAATTTTGTATGGTTCGTGTCACGCCAACATACCAAACTCTATACTCTTCATCTTGTTTTACTATAGACTTACTTGCTGCTTTCATTGTGTTGATCGTTTGATTTAAAAACAATACAACATTTGTTGCTTCTCCTCCTTTTGCACCATGAATAGTAGATACTTTTATTCTTGGTTCTTTATTTATTTTTTCACCATTCAATAACATGGCTCTTAAATAATCTATTTTAGCTGATGCAACATTATTAAATGCATCATACCATTCTAAGCTGTAATTTGGTTTTCCTTTTATTTTTTCCAACAATCTTTGTTTCTGTATGTCTGGTATAGTTTCTCCCTTTCTTAATTTATTCCAATGGTCTATGTCCTCGTATAAATGTTTACCTATACTGTTGCCATCTGCTGTTTTAAAAAATAAACCTTTTCTTTTTAATATTGCAGGTATTGGTTTTAATAAAGGATTTGTTCTTGCTAAAACTAACCAAGAACCCTTAGACATATCTATGTCTGTAAATTTATATACTTCAAATGTTTGACCTGTTTCTTTTTTTGGTAAGTAATCTTTATCTAATCTATTGTCTCTAACTCTAGATATTATAGATAATGCTTTTTGTTGTATTTGACTTGGAACTCTTTCTGATTGTTTAAGTGGCATTTCTAATGCATCCCAATCAATAAAAGAATCTACGTCAGCTCCTGCCCAACCAAATATTGCTTGATCGTCATCACCAGCTATCCAAACATCACAGCCATTATCTTTCTCAATCTTTTCAATCATAGCCCATTGTATTTTAGATAAGTCTTGAGCCTCATCTACAAAGATTACATCTAATTTATTTGTTACATCTCCTTTGTCTAAAAATTTTTCTAACATGTCCGTAAAATCTATAAGACCATAAGTTTTTTTATAGTTTTTTATTTCAGTATCAATAGCTTCCAGTTTATTTCTTTCTACTTTTGCAAGATGCTCATTTAAATCTAGTTGTTCTAATGTTGTTATTCTTTTAACTCTAGCTAAATTTATTAAATTTAAATATTCACTGCTTGAAGAAAAGATACCGTTCCATGCATCTTTTTCGTAAGACGCATATTGAATTTGTATGCCACATGTTTCACCTATGGCTTTGTAGTGTAACTCATTCATTACATTTTCTTCTTTCAAACCTAAATTGTTAAACGCTAACGAATGTAAAGTTCTAAAATATTTTATATCTTTTTTACTAAAATTTGGTTTTTGTTTTAAAAATCTATCTCTTGCCTCCTCAGATGCTTTTCTTGTAAATGCAAAGAATCCTATTCTATCTAATGGTATACCTGTATCTAAATATAATTTAACTTTATCTAATAATGTTTTAGTTTTCCCTGTGCCTGGTGGTCCTACAACTTTATATCTCATTAGTAGTTATCTCCTTTTCTTTCTACTGGTTTGTATTCTATCTTATCGACGTGTAGCTGTTTTACTTTACATACTTTCTCAACCTTACCTTCTACCTTTAATGAATAATTAAATTCTACTTTAAATCTCTCTTTTAGTTTCTGTCCTATTTTTTCTTTTGAAATTTTCCAATCACTGCCAAGATGTGTAAGAAAAGATTGATATTTAAAAAAATGAAAACCCTCCTCAGTAAGACAAGATCCTAATCTAATCTGTATTCTTTCTCTCGCTTGAGGACCATTAATACAATACTGATATAATTCATTACCTAAAATATCATCAGTGCTTGTACCTTCCGGTGGCTTAATATTCTGACAATTTTTTCTCCAATCATTTAACTTTGCTCTCCAATCTTTTGGTTTTATAGGCTCAAAATATATTCCTGTTTGTTCCCAGATCAAGTTTAATACTTCTTTTTGTGTAGTCATTAATTTTAAATTAGGTATGATAACTTCTATTTTATCATCATTAGGCATTACAACATTAAATCTATATTCTGGCTGTTCGTATTTTATAATTTGAAAATCTGTAATGTCTGGAAAAACATTTATACTATCTGATTTAACACCATACGTTCTTGAATAACATAGGCTACGCATACATTTGTCTTGTATTGGATCTTCATAACAAGTATGTCCTGCTGTTTCTTTGTCCCATGCTTTTATTTTTTGATCTAATTTAGACTTATCCCAAGGTGATTCTAAGTATTCGTAATTTGCTTTTGATACAAAGTCGGGCCATTTATCTTTATATTTTTTCTTAGCAAAGACCATGTAATTATACATAAACCTATCTCTACCATCATCTAGTTTAACTCTAGAACACAGTGCAAGACACGGTGGTCCATCATCAAACTCTGGATTAGTTCCAACTAAAATATTTTTGTGTGTTTCGTCTACCAAAGAATCTAGTTTGTCTTTATCTATTTTAGATTCATTAGCTAATTGTATAAATTGTTCTAATGATAGTTTAGAATTATTCTTATCTACAGCATATCGCTGTGTCTCACCATTATTATAATATGGTAAGTTAATAAAGTTACCTGGTTTTATGTTGCCTTTGTCATCTTCCTTTAATTCTTTCTGCTTTGGAAAAATTTCTGTGGTAGGTTTTAAACCTAGCGGCAACAGAAAAGCTTTTAAAGCTTCTATTAAATCTGATGTTGGTATAGGTTCTTTTAAGAATATGTAACAGTGTAGTCCTCCACTCTTTGACATTAAAGGTATCAGAGGTAGTTTAAATTTTTGAAATAAAGCTAAATATTTTTCAGTTTTAAAGTCTGCATAATTTTTAGGATCAATGTCAATACAACCAAACTGTGCAGTTTTATCCAGTCTACATGGTTGTATGCCAATAGATATTTTTCCTTTTATATGATTTTCGTAATCTTGTGGTGTAATTGGTCTGCCAGACCACTCGTAGTCAGGTTTTATTTTATTTTTTTCAGAGTCTAGTGTAGCTTTGGACATGTCGGCAATACCGAAATCTCCATCATAACCAGAAAATAATTTTATAAATTTTTCAACCATAATGATCCCTTATAATGGGCGCCTCCAGTCTCCCATTGGCGCCCACTTTCTCCTAGTGAGAAACTAGTAATTTGATTTATCTTCTCCTGAAACTGTGGCAGCTTTTTGCTGCGAGTGTTTTAAAGAGTTATAAAAATCACGGGCCATTTGGTAAAGACCGGCATTATCAACTTTTTTCAACATGTCTATATTATAACCATGCCAATTAAAGTTGCTTCCAGCGTTTTCAACAGACCTTAATCTGTATATTCTTGAAAACATAGGTGCTTGTACCGACTTGCCAGTTTTAGGATCTGTCTCAAATTGATCTTCCATCTGAGAGTTCCATCCTCTACTGACTTTTAACTGAGTAGACTTCATAGTCATTAAAGCTTTCTCAGGTCTTTCTCCGTTAATGATAACAAAATGATTTGCTGTTTTGATAATTTCATTACCATTCTTCAACACATCCTTGTTACTGTTTTTGTTTTGAGTTGTCTCTGCCATAATGCTCGGACCCCTATCTGGATGAATAGGTCTACCTTCACTTCTTTCAAAAGGTGCCCACTCAGGGTAAGTCATTTTGTAGAACACAGGAATAACTTCTATTCCTTTTTCTCCATCATACAGTTTTTTTGTAACTGTATTATAAAACATACCAGCTTCTGCCCCTTCGACATACTTAGCATGTTTTTTCTTAGTTTCATCTGACATACTTTGCAGTAATTTCAGAAAAGGTAAAGCAAGATCACCTTTGTCAATGTTGTCAAGACCCATTCCTGAATCTGCAACAAAGTCCAAAGTTGCTAATGCACCACCTTGTTTTTTTGCGACGTCTCTTGTTTCTTCGCTCATCTTATTTGCTCCTTGTGATTTTTGTTTTGTTTCCCTTAAACAGGTTAAAATGTTCAGATGGCAGTTCTTCGTTATTTTCAGAACGCTCTCTAAACAATGCTTTGAGGGTCATAGGTTCGACTTTCAACTTTTGAGTTGGTTCGAACCCATTCCCTTTTGCAAGGTCTGCGTATTCGCTCGCCTTGTTGTCTTCGCCACGACCAAAGGAAACTGTAATCTCATTTTTAATAAGATCACCTAAGCCGTGCTCTCGAAGCCAGTTGTATGCGCCTTCTCTTTTGTTAAGAGGAATAGTTGCGCTATAAATTTCTTTTACTTCTATTGCAGATCCATCAGCTAATTTCATTGTTTTCATTTTCAATGCTTCCATTATTTCAGGTATAGCTATGTTAGATATTTTATCTGCTTTTTCTTTTTTTAATTTTAATCTCTCCTCATCTAGTTTTATTTCATCTTCTAGTTTTTGAAGTTCAACAACCAAACTAGATAGATTGTTTACACCAGTAAGATTTTCTACATCTTGTGGTGCATCTTCAATAAACATTTTTTGTAGGTCTTCACTCATTTATATTTCCTTTCTCGTATAAGTTTATATGTATTGGATAGTATCTTCTTTCTTGTTTGTCCCACTTTAATACGTTGTACTTACCATTAGTAATATCTGATGCAATAGAACATGCAACACCTATTATAGCAGGATCGCCAGTAAGTAATAAATAATCATTTGATCTATAATCTTTTAATCCTTGCCTTAATTTCATAATTAATGGTCCCGGTGAAAAAATTATTTGAGATAACTCTGGTAATAAAAATTTAAATGAACCATATTGTGATGCACCCATAATATTTATTTTTGGTCTACCTTCTCTTGTGCCTGCAATTTCTTGTATAACATATACAGTAGACGGAGTTTCTTTGATACTTTTATAATTTATGCTTTCTGACATTGACAAGAATATAAACTTTGTGATATAGAAGTCAATAGAAAGTTAAGAAATAAAAATATGAATTACAAGTTTAAAACTAAACCTTATGCACATCAGTTAAAAGCATTAAAAATGTCTTGGGATAAAGAAGTGTTTGCGCTTTTTATGGAGATGGGTACAGGTAAATCAAAAGTATTAATAGATAATGTATCTATGCTTTATGATAAAGGCAAAATAAATGGTGTTGTAATTGTGGCACCAAAAGGTGTATATAAAAACTGGCATGAATCAGAAATACCAGCACATATGGCAAAACATGTCGAACATGTGTCCGTTTTGTGGCAATCTAATATTAATAAAAAACAAGAAAAAGAATTAGCTAAACTGTTCAAAACAGGTCATGAATTACATATACTGATTGTAAACGTAGAAGCTTTATCTACTAAAAAAGGTGTTGATTTTGTTACTAAATTTATTAGTTGTCATGAAACTCTAATGGCTATTGATGAATCAACTACCATAAAAAACCCTGAAGCTAAAAGAACTAAAAGTATTTGCAGATTAGGTAGACAAACAAAATACAGAAGAATACTTACGGGCTCACCTGTAACTAAATCACCACTAGATTTATACAAACAGTGTGAGTTTTTAGATCCTTGGTTATTAGGTCATCAATCTTATTATGGTTTTAGAACACGGTATGCAATTATGAAGACTGCAAACTTTGGAGGTAGATCAGTTCAAATAGTTGTAGGTTATAGAAATATACCAGAATTATCTAATAAACTTACAGGATTTTCTTATCGTGTTTTAAAAGATGATTGTTTAGATTTACCTGCTAAAACATATACAAAAAGAATAATACAACTTACAGACGAACAACAAAAATTATATACTCAAATGAAAAAAAGCGCATTAGCTATTATGAATAGTAAATTAAGCACAACTGCAACAGCTATGACACAACTTATGCGTTTACAACAGATTACTTGTGGTCATTTTAAATCTGATGATGGAACTACACAAGAAATAAAAAACAATCGTATTGTAGAACTTATGGACACATTAGAAGAGATACAAGGTAAAGTTGTAATATGGGCACATTGGAGGAACGATATAGAAACAATAGTGAAACATATTAAAAAAGAGTATGGGGATAACTCTTATGTAACTTATTTTGGTGATACATCAATTGAAGATAGACAAAAAGCAATTAAAAAAATACAAGACCCTAAAAGTTCTGTTAGATTTATCATAGGAACACCACAAACAGGTGGATATGGTATTACACTTACAGGTGCTTCTACTATGATATATTATTCTAATGGTTATGATCTTGAAAAAAGAATGCAATCAGAAGCTAGAATAGATCGTATTGGACAAAAAATGCCTATGACATATATAGATATTATGTGTGAAAAAACTGTTGATGAAAAAATAGTAAAAGCTTTACGTAAAAAAGTAAACATAGCTACTCAAGTTATGGGTGAAGAATTAAAAGCTTGGATATGAGATATCCTTACTACATGAGAATGGCAATATTATTATGTGTAGGTGCTTTTTCACCTATATTAATTCATCATTATGTGATGTATCGTTTTGATGTTAGTGTATTAAGAGCGGCAGAAATTACATTTATATTGTGTATACCTATTGCTGCTTGGTTAGCTAGTAAAATTAATGAACGCTGGCATGATGATAGAGAAGATTAAAATAGGAAAAAGTAGGACTATCGTATGAGAGTTACAATTTTTCAATTAAAACTAATATAACACCAGCCATACCTGTAATTAAAGCACCTACAGATACTAAAAGTATTCTTTCTATTCTTGTAATTTGTTGCTCTAATGATTTTATTTTGTCGTGTGTCTGCTTTTGCATTATTCTGCAAAGTTTTTCGTGTGATTCTATTTTTTGTAAAGCGTTATCTTTTGGCATGTTTTTTTACAAAACCTCCTTCTTTAAATGGTGAAGGTCCACTATAACCAGGAGCATCTCCTGCAGTTGAAGACGAACTACTTCCGCCTCCGCCTCCGCTATCACCATTACCACTATCATAATACACTGGTGCTGGTGCTGGTGCTGGTGCCGGAGCTGGTGTTAGTGCAGGTTCATCAAATATTGATTCCGTGGCTAAACCTGCTTCAACATCAGCTTCATAAATTTGTTCTGCTGGAGTTTGAAAAGTTAATCCTTCAGTTATTTCATCTGGGTCTGCATAAGGTTCAATTTCAGGTATTGGATCTTCTGTTATATCTAATGTATCTGTAGTTTGTAAATTTGTTCCAACTGTTAGTTGATTTTCTTCTGCGTCTATACCTGGATCTGCGTATGTGTCAAAATCTATTGTTTCAGATAAAGAGGGTGCAGTAGCTCTATCGTATGCATCTTTAGCTGCAAAAGCTGCTTGAACTCCTAGTAAAGGTACGTCTCTTAATGTTGGTGCTGGTTCAACTGCTGGACTCAAACCATAAGCTGTTCCATATTGTTGATCAATTAAATTTTTTTCTTCTTGATCTAGTGAATCATAATCAATAGTAAGTTCTGGACCAATTCCTTCTGGTGCACTAGATTCTCCTGTAGAAGTTCTATAAGTTCTTTCATAAAATTCTTGTGGTGTTTCTATAACTCCTTGATCTATTAATTCTTCTGATGTTCCTGATAGATCTAAAGCAGGTCCTGTTGGTTGAGCTCTATAATCAATTCCAAGATTTGCAATATCTATTTCTTCTTGTGTTAAAGGAATTTCTCCTGGTGCTACTACAACATTTGGATCTGTTGCTACTACTCCAATACCTTGATCTATTAAATATTGATTTGTATCATCTCTTTGAGCATCAAGCTGTTCTTGTGTTACTCCTGGTTCTGTTAAACTTCCTAAAGTTCCTATTGTACCAGGAACATCAGTTGCACCTGCATCTTGAAAAGTTGTATCTAGTCCCAAGTCCCCTGTCGCTTGATCCTGACTACCTGCATCTACTAAAATGTCTGCAGCTCCAGGTATCTGTGCTGTGTCTGTTGCAGGTGTGGGTATCATAGGTAATCCTGTGCTGTATAAATCATATAGATCTTCATATGCACTGTATTGTGTAGGATCAAATTGTAAACCAGGAAACTCGGATACAGCTGCAAGTAATTCAGGACTTGTTTCTGTTTGAGTTCTAAGTCTAGATATATCTACATCAGGAGATACCGTTTCAGGATCTGCTATGATTGATTGGTATAAAATATCATCTTCTTCCATTAAGCTATTCCTCTTTGTCTAAGTCTTATTGCCTTTTCTTCGTCTGATAATAACCCTTGTTCAGTCTGTGTCAATCCTGTTTGTGACACAGGCATGTTATTTGTTGCTAGTGCTTGTCTACTAACTTCAGGTGTTATGGGTAATGGTGCTTGTGTCATCTCATCATAAGATGGTAAATAATTTTCTATATCTATATTAAATTCTTCAGTTAATTCTAAATCTACTAAATCGTCATATATATCAGACAAAACATCAATAGCTTCTTCAAAAGGATTTGGTCTGTCTATCCTCTCTGATATTTGTTCAAATTCTCTCTCTATATTTTTTGATGGAAAATAAGGTTCAAAAACGTTTTGAGACATTCGTGAAAAAGGTTTTGTTAATTGTCTTTCTTTAAATTCTTCTGCAATAGCATCAATGTCTGCACCTAATATATCTGCTGCTCTTATGTCTTTAGACATTTCTTTTTCAACGTTAAATTTAGCTTTGTTAGCAGCTATAAATCTTTCAATAACATCTCTTGATGTTTTAGGCCCACCTTTTAATACAGACTCAGCGCCACCAGTAAATAATGCTCTAGACTCTCTAATACCTCTTTGATAGTTTGCGATCTTAAAACCCATTGATCTTACAGGGTTTAGTTTAACTGCACGATATCCAGCAAAACCTAATAATTCATCTGGTAATTCAAAAAACTCTCCACGCTTAGATGGTTTGTCTGTGGCTGCTTGATATAATCTATTTAATTGTTGATATGAAAAAGGCAACATAGCTCTAGCCATGTGGTTTGTTATAATTTTTATTTTTTCTCCGTCAGGTGTTTGTTCTGTGTACAATTGTCTACCATCTTTTGTCCTACCACCTCTTGTTATAATATCTAATGCAGCTTCTGTATAAATAGCTTCTGATACAAATGGTGATGAAAGTTCTGCTGCTGCTTCAGCCATGCCTTTTAATACACCTCGCATTAATACTTCTTCATTATCTATACCTTTTTGAACTTCGTTCAACAAAGTTTGTAATGGTCTGATTGCAACATCGTATGCATTACCGTGACTAAAATCTATATATTTAAGTTCATTATCTTCTGTTCTTATAGGTAATATTGTAGAGTTTTTAGACCAGTCTGGTAGATATCTTTTTAACGCTTCCATCTCTTCATTTGTAACGTTGTATAATCCTTGAAAACCTTTTTGTATTCCATATGGTGCAGCTGCTAACACAGTTGTCAGTCCAGTTAATCTTTTAATACCTATGTTTCTAAGTACTGGATCTTTTATTTCTTTAATAGATCTTTGTGCAATATTAGTTGTTGTTCTTAATATTTCAGATGGAAAGGACATAAATGTACCAAGGGGTAGTCGTCTTAGCGCTCTTACCGTGTCAGATACATAAGCGTAGTTAGGCACAGTGTTTCTAACAATATCAGCAGCTTCTTCTTTAAGTTGTCTTTCTGTAAATTTTCTACCAGCTGCTGTGTATGCATTTTTTAATCTGTATTTTTCAACAGCATAGTTTGCTATTTTGAATAAATCATCTTCTGCAGTGTATAAATCTTCTGCACCTTTCATAAACGATTTTGCTTTTCTACCGGCACCTGCAGTTAGTTTTCTCATCATAGATTCTAATGGTTTGCCTATATTTAAATTTTCACCCATACGAACATCTCGCAATAAATTTTTAACATCACCTAAATTTACTTGTGAGTTTACAACCCCTAATCTTAATAATTCTCTATAGCCTTCCATAGCTTCTGGTTTTCTTCTACCAACTTGTAATTTAGGAAATGCTTCCTTAAATGCTTTACCAACTACTAGTGGGTTTTCAAAAAATATACCATTACCTGCAGAAAACCCTGTAGCAGAAAATAAATTTCTAAAGTGTGTTACAGGTGCAAGAATTGTTTTAGCCACTTGTGATGCTGCTTTTGGAAATAACACTAAATTACGATATCCCCATGTTAAACCTTTTTCTACTCCTGTTGCTCCAGGTCTTGGTTCAAATAAAAATTTAAGCGCTTGTTCTGAATCACCCAAAGACTCTGCTATGGCTTTTGTTGTAAATTTACCTGATAGAGGATTAACTGTAAATTCATCTTTAAAAAATGGTTTTAGATAATCATCAAGCGCAACTATTTCTTGATTAGGTAATGCAGCTTGTGCGTCTAATGGTTCATCAAAGAAAAAACCTCTAGCACCTACAGGTGTATTTTTATTAACTCTAGCTTTAATAGCATCATCTTGTTTAGCTAATTTTTCAAATAATTCGTTTTTCCTAGCTATTGCAGACAGTTTTGTCATACTATTATAAATAGAAAATCTAGGATCTTCTATTTTACCAAATAATTCTTGTATAACTTTTTTGTCTTTGCCTTTTACTTCAGCTAATAAACGTTCTGGTCTTATTCGTTCTGTAATAACATTTTTTAAAAATTTATCTATTTCCATGCCTTCATCAGATGCAGTATCTTTTGCATATTTAAAAGGTAATCCTGGTGGTGTTTTTTGTTTTTGCGCAGATTTAACAACTGTTTCTACAATACTTTTTGCTTGAAAATCAGTAAGTCTCCTACCATTTTTTGCAGCGTATTGTTTAAAAAATTTTTCTGCATTTTTTACAGCTTCTTCTGTTGGTGCATAATTTAAAAAAGGTAATACAGATTTATCTTCAAATATTTTATAGGTATTACCTAAATACTCTTGTACTCTTTTACCCATTAATGATTTAAGAGTTTGTATATCTTTTGGTGCATTTGATGATGCTTGTATTAATTCTGTAAAACTTTTTCTTGCACCTCTTAAAGATGTAAAAAGATTTTCTATTGTTTCTGTTGATGCATTATTATTTTTTAATATATTATGTAGTTTTCCAGAAGCTTCTTTTGGAATGTCTTTACTTAAATCTCCAGAAAACATAGCATCATTTAATTCTTTAAATACTTCTGCTTTTTTCTTGTCAGTTGTTTTATCAAATGTAGATTTAATACTTGGAAATATAGAGTCAACATCAGAGTCTATTGTTTTTACTAATTCCATGGCTCTGTTAGTATCAGCCATGGTAGCACCTTTCTCTGCCATTTTAGCTTCAAATATTTCTTGTGGTTTTGCGCCTCTTGCCCTTAATGCAGAAAATATTTTATTAAAATGTTTATCTAATTGTGAATTACTAAATTCTATTCTTCGTCCTCTTGTAACCGCAGCTTTAATACCTTTGCCCACTCCATATCCAAATAACATAGTTACAGGACTTTCAGCACCAAACTTTAATCTATTAAATAATTTTTTAGTAGCATCTTCTCTACCACCTTCATCTGTTACCTCTTCTAGTTGTGTTGGGCCAGCTTGAAAAGCATCACCAAATGAACCTATTTCTTCTACATCAGCAACAAAAGCTTCTCCTACAGAACCTCCCGCTATACCCGCAACAAATTTTTTTTTACCTATAGTTTTATTAAAATCAGATGCTTTCTTCGCAGCTTTTTGTAAATTGAGACTTTTAAGATTAGCATAATTACCGGCTTTTTTTGCTTTAATAGCAGAGCTAGCTAATTTAAAACCAATACCTCCACCAACACCAAGTTGAACTAAAGCTTGTGTTAGTTTTCCAGCAGCTCTTTCTTCTGCTACTTCTTCAAAAATATTAAATTTATCAAAAGCTATTTCTACTTTAGCAGCTGTGTCTGTATCAAAACCTGCATCAATAAGTTCTGCACCTAATGAAATAACACCTTCAGGAACTTTGATAATTCCAGATACAATACCTGCAACAGCAGCTGTAATTGCATTACGCTCGTTGCCCATTTCGACTGGGGAGAGACTAAAATAGCTATCCGGATCTATAAACTCTTCAGCCATTTAACCTCCTATTTATAATCTTTAGTAACGTCTTCGTAATTATTTATATTATTTGGGTCCCCACCTTTAAATTCATATAATATTCCTGTCTGTACATCAAAATAAACACCACCTTGAAAAGGATTTTTAGGAAATTTCTTATCTCTACTTTGTATAAATTTTCCACCTCTTTTAGCAATTGGTATTTTAGCTTCATAATCTACTTTATATTGAGCTTTAGCTCTTTTGTTAGCGCCCATAATATTTTTTTCTGCCTCTTGAATTTTATCTTCTCGTGTTCCTTTTGTATAATCTGTTTTACTTGTTTCAGCATATCTTATTGCCTCTGCTTCTGTCATTTGTAATTTTTCCATTAAATATCTTATTTTATCTCTATAAGGTAAATTTCTTAATTTATTTTTAATAATTGCAGTTCTTTCGGCCATAGCTTGATTTATTGCTAATTTAGCAGCGCCACCTTTAATTGCTGCTTCTCTTGCATCATCAGCTCTAGTAAATTGTGTAAGAGGTTTTCTTGCAGAACCAAGTAAGTTTCTTAAAAATCCTTCACCTGCAAAATCTCCTGAAGCTAAATTTAAACCTATTTCACCTATAGGAATTCTAGCTTTTGGTGTAGCTCTTCTTAATAAACTTTCAAAATCAACTTGTAATGGATCTGCTCTTTTACCAATACCTGTTACAAAAGGATCATCGGAATGTTTAGTTCGATCCACAAGTCCAGTCATAATACCTTCACCTGTAGACCCACCTTTTCTAAACATTGGTCTTTTTAATACTCTCATTACTTAATTAACCTTCCATAGATATCAGCACCTGCTAAACCAAGTCCTAAAGCTGTAGATAATGGACTAGCACTTGGTGCTGCTTCTGCATCAGATATAGTTACAGCTCCTGCACCTGGTGTTAGTTGCGTGATACCTGCACCTAGCATCGATAATCTTCTTCTTGGATCATCAACAGCCATTTGTGCTGTTTGTCTTTGTGCATCTAATATTGCTTGTTGTTGTGCTTGTTGTTGTGCACCTAATGTACCAAGACCAGCTATTTGTGATCTACTAAAGTCTTGAGATCTTGCTCCTAAACCAGCTTGTAAATTAGCTAATCCCAGTTGATTTGCAAAATCTGTTTGTCTTGCAGTTTGTGCTTGTTGAAATCCTTGTTCT